GAGATGGGTTGGTTTTCCACCACGAATTAAACGACATACCATCAAGAAGTTCCATATAAAGAATATCCTTGGGTTTGGTGCGTCGTGCTGGCTGGACAAAATGACCCGACTTGGCACGTATTCTACCCATGTCTTTATCTTGGATGGGGCACTTCTTAAAGAGGTACATCTCAGGAACCGCAAACTCCTTCAATTTTTCGGCAACCTTGAATTCAAACTCGAAGGCGCCATCAGTACTTTCCGATGTATCTATCTCTTTGTAGGCGACATACCGCCTTCCGTTATCGTTGATACTTCCACGGTACATTTTACCAAATGCACCTTCACTCAGTGGCTTACCCTTACCAGTTCGAAGGGTTGGTGAATTGTAACTGGGAACTTTCAAGAAGTGTTCTGGGATACAAGCCTTCTCACCTTTGAGTAATTTTTTGAGATTACTTTCAATGTTAGACATCCTTACTTATTCGTAAGAAGTTTTTCTTCTTACCAACAAGGAGTGGATTTTTATATTTTTAGACTATTTATTTACTGCTCGTCATCAACATCCTCATCAACCTCCTCAACGTCCTCCTCGTCAACAGAGGTGGAATCAGGAAGGTCAATACCCTGGAAAGCAAATGAAGGAAGCTTGGTAGACTGCTCGAGGAGAGTCTGTTGGAGTCGGACGGTCACACCAAACTTATTATCAATGAACCAGATGGAGCTGATGTCAACAATAGCCATGCACTTCTGACCCTTCTCGATAGTATCAAGAGAGACAGGCTCCTTGCGGAAGTTGTAAGCCTCAGGAACGAAGGTGCCATCAGGCTTGGTGGCAATCTTGAGCTTGAGAGTAGAGGGGTAAGGCTCCTTACCAGGACGAACCATGGGCTTGTAGAGAGCCTCTCGGAGTACAGCAACGTTGAACTCCTTACCAAGCCACTCCTTGGAGTTCTCAGCGACGGTGTTCACGATAATCTCATCAAGCTCCTTGAGCGTGTCGTGAAGCTCCATAGCCTCGGTGTTATCAGTGTCAAAAGAAAGGTCAAGAGAGTAAGTAGTACGCCCAGTGCCCTCATCAGTAAAAGCACTCAGACCGTAAGGGGAGCGCATGAAGGGGAGCTGAACGTAGAGCTTTTTGTTATCGCCGGCATTGAGGTAGACGGTCTTACCGCCATTCTTGTTCTTACGAAGTTTCGAGAAGCCAACAGACTTGGCAGAGAAATCGGAGGATCGTTGGATAGTAAGCGACATTGTGTAGTTGTATATATATCTATTAGGCAACTTGACTTTAAGTAAGTTTTTTTTGTTTGTATATTACAAAATATCATGGGTCTTTTTAAAGATTGTGGATGTGGTTGTAATGGTAAGAAGCAGCAGGATAAGCTAATTACCTCTATTATTTCTGGTCTCACCTTTTTCGTAATTGCGAATCCAGAGACTTTCCGACTGGTCAGGCGAGTGCTCGGACCCGGTATCGCGACTCCTAACGGTTGTCCTTCTACCACTGGTCTAATTGTGCACTCTATCGTTTTCATCCTCGTTGTTTGGGGAATGATGAACGTAAAGAAGGATTTACCCGAGCTTCCCAAGATAAAGAGCAAGGTTACTAAGGAGGAGCAAAAGGTTAAGGTTCCCCCTAAGCAGGTTGATGTTGTCATGGAACCCGGTATGGTGGACGAACCATTCGTTGACACCGGGCTTCAGCTTGCTGCCTTTGATTTGGGTGAGCCCATTCAGATGTAAAAATTAAAACTCCTCATCAAAACCAATTTCATCGGAAGTGTCATCCATCTTCCCGTAGTCACCCACCCTCTTCTCAAAAAAGTTTGTTTTACCATCTAAGCTGATATTTTCCATAAAATCAAATGGATTTTTGGAATTCCAAATCGGTGGTTGCCCAATCTGTTTCAGAAGTCGGTCAGATACATATTCAATATATTCAGACATCTTCTCTGAGTTCATACCGATGAGATTGCATGGAAGTGCGTCAAGAATGAACCCTTTTTCAATTTCAACAGCTTCCTTTATAATCGAATGAATGGTATCTGTTGAGGGTTTATTTCTCAAGAGTTTGAAAAGTTCAACGGCAAACTCCTGGTGAAGACCCTCATCACGAGAGATCAATTCATTTGAGAAACACAACCCAGGCATCAGACCACGCTTCTTTAGCCAGTAGATTGCACAGAACGAACCACTGAAGAAAATACCTTCTACACAGGCGAAGGCGAAGAGGCGTTCAGCGAAGGAGCGGGACTTCGCATCAAACCACTTCATAGCCCACTTAGCCTTATTTTCAATACAGGGAACAGTTGAAATAGCTTCAAAAAGTTGCTTCTTTTCAGCACCATCCTTAATATATTTGTCTATGAGTTTTGAGTAGGTCTCACCATGAACCATTTCATTGTGACACTGGTAAGCATAGAATGAGCGCGCCTCAGAGATTTGTACCTCATCAGCGAAATTGTTATTAATGTTCTCAAAAACTATGCCATCGGATCCAGCAAAGAATGCCAGTACATACTTAATAAACTTCTGTTCATTTTCGTTGAGGGTTTTCCAGTCATCCATATCCTTTGAAAGATCCACTTCCTCTGCTGTCCAATTAGACATTTGAGCCTTCTTATAGAGTTCCCAAAGCTCTGGGTACTTCAGAGGAAACACTGTGAATCTGTTTAGGGTGGGGGCGAGAATTGGTTCGTATTCATCTTCTATGTAGTCTTGAAAATCAAAGTATGTTCCGATGTGACGATCGTCAATAAATATTTGAGGGTAAGTTGACACTGAGCCACCACACAATTTTTTGAGTTCTTCCTTCTCGATCATAACTTTCTCATAATCAAGACCCTCTGACTCACATAGGTCTCGCGCGTGGTCGCAATACTGGCATCCTTCCTTCGAATAAATAATAACTTTCATCTGTGATATTATCCCTGAATATTTTTTGCTGGAAAACTCTAAGCATGATTGTGCCCTCTGAAATTATTCAAGATGATATAGTGAAACTATTAGTAAACGAAGATGACTTGGAAGATGAAATGTTCGCTGTTGTTGGAATGAACACTGGACAGACCCTCGGTGTGAGATACCTTAACCCCACTGAACTTATTTACAAGTCTGCCTGTGTATACAAATTAGATGAAGATGAACTTTCACCCGCCCCCTACGAGAGTGTTATGGAACACTACCCAAGTGGAACTTCTTTTAGTGACCTTGAGATGAAGTCCTTAGGTGACGGTATGTATGCATGTCTCGCTGAGATCGATATAGAAGACTCTGATTCAGACATATATGACGAAGGAACTGACTCTGAGATGGAAGACTTCATAGTTTCTGACAGTGAGATTGATGGGCAAGTCATTCCACCCGCAAATCATGCATCTATTGATAAAGAATGGAATGAATGGAAGCCAACTTCTCCAGGAGCGAGAAGTTTTAAAGAAAAGGTTGATGCGATTGAAACTATGGCTAAAATGCACGCGGATAACCTAAGTTTCGGTGCGTAATTCTAAAAACTAAAAAAGATAACCCTCTTTCATAATACTATGCTGGCAGCTATCTGGTCTGATATAGACCAATTACTAAAACAAAAAGACAAAGAAATAAAGCCAGTGAATAAACATATTTGCATCGAGTGTTCGGGGGTGAAGATTTATTCACCAGAGGGTCTTCCAACTTGTTCGGAGTGTGGTCTTATTGAAGACCGCTTTGTTGATGATACCGCGGAATGGACTTCAGGGGTTACTGATGATGGTCGCGTTAATGATCCGTCTCGTTGTGGAAATCCTAACGCTAATCCTGAATTGTTTTCACAAAATTGGGGAAAGGGTACGATTATTTCAACCCAACGTTCTTCAACGTATGAAAATAAGAGAATGGCAAAAATAAACTTTCACATGTCAATGAATCACAAAGATCGTTCTTTGTTTCACGCGTATCGTGATATCGATGAAGCTTGTCACACTTTACCAGATACAGTTCTTAAGGATGCTAAGATGATGTATAGAAAGTTCAATGATGGAAAGTTGACTCGCGGAGCTGTGAGACTTGGAATCAAAGCAAACTGTGTTCTATATGCATGCAGACTTGCACAACACCCACGTACGACAAAGGAAATATCAGATATGTTTGGAATACAACCCAAAGATATCAGTCGTACAACTCAAATATTTAAGGATACCATAATGGGTATTACTGAAAAGAATTATGTAACAAAGGCTCATGACGTGATGCAAAGGCTTCTCAATTCTTTTGAAATTACAAAGGAACAGAGGTTGAAGTGTAACAGAATGTGTATGGCGACCGACGATTGTGTGGAATTGATGAGCAAAACACCAAATAGTATTGCATCTGCAATCATATATATTGTACTTAGCCCAAGTATAACAAAAGCAAATGTGTGTGAAAAGTGTTCGGTATCGGTACCAACACTAAACAAAATTGAGAATATTGTGAAAAAACACTTAGAGGTTAAAGGTCATGTATACTAAACATGACTAAGTTATTTCTTTCAACTCCATGTTATGGAGGACTTTGTTTAGAGAAGTATATGTCTAGCATTATTAAACTTCAACTGCTCCTTGTACAAGAGGGTATTCAACTATTCTTAGATACAACTGAAAATGAGTCTCTCGTTCATCGTGCCAGAAATGTAGCCGTTGGTAGATTTATGCAGAAAACAGACTGTGATTATTTCATGTTTATAGATGCAGATGTTGACTTTGACGCCGAATCAGTAGTACGTCTCATCAAGTCTGGTCATGATATTAGTGTCGCATGCTATCCAAAGAAGGTCGTTATGTGGGATCAAGTGGCAAAAGCTGTAAGGGAAGGAGATACACGAAACGAGGCTATGCTTAGTTCAAGCCTCGTTGTAAACTTTGGTGCACAACGGATTGCAGTAGAAAATGGTTTTGTTCCAATTATGGATGGACCCACAGGTTTCATGTGCATTAAGAGAGATGTCTTCAAGAAGTTGGAAGATAAGTTTCCAGAACTTTGGTGCAAGAATGATCACCAAAACAGAGACTTCGATGACTACCACGCATGCTTTGATTGTATGATAGATCCCGTGTCAAAGAGATATCTCAGTGAAGATTATGCATTCTGTCGCCGTTGGCAGCAATGTGATGGAAAGATCTATGCGGATATAAACACAACTCTCGGACATGTAGGTAATTTACCCTTCATGGGTTGTCTCAATGATAGGCTTAAGGCTTAGACACTTAGTAACTTTAATATGAAGTTTTGTACACTTATTACCACTCGTTCAAAATCGTGTTCTGTGAAAACACTTCATACTATTCTTAGGATGAATATACGATGTATTCAACATAGTCACCAAAATGAAATTTTATATGTAAATGATGACCCATTTGAAAAGGTTGATATGATTATGCAATGTCTTAAGAAGTGTGATCGTCTTCTATTTATTGATTTTGGTGTTAATGTGGACGACGGGTCTATTAAACAAATGTTTGAACCACTTGAAAATACAAGTGTACTCGTTTTCCCGGGTGTAACTGAAGGTATTGATTGGAAACTCTTTAGGAAAAAAATAGAAGAAGGTTCTACTGAACCTGTATCACAAATGGGTCTTCATTTTGATACTGAGCTTGCACAGAAGGCGCAAACTGATATTTATAAAGTTAAGAAGACTAAAGCTAAAGCGTGGGTAATGATTCCGAATAATATGTCTAAAAAAACCAAAAAAATATACGCCGCAAATATGTTTGATAAGTTGCTCGAGGAAGGAAACAAAATATATGCATTTACAGCATCTAAGTTGACCATGACTTATTCGCATGAATGTATAAGTAACATTTTGGGTGCAGCTGGCGTTAAAACAAATTAAAGTTTAAAAGTTTATAAAAACTATGTCGTCTCCATTTCACGAACATGTTGTAAAATTCATTCATCATGTTTGGGGAAGCAAGGATTATTTTCCAGGTCCACAACCAATCTCAATTGAGCGTAAACATTTCCCTATATTGAAAGGTGCGGAATATGTTGTATGTGAAAAGACTGATGGTGAAAGATACATGATGGTTGCTACCACATTTGAGGGTAAACCCCGTTGTGTATTTGTGAATAGAGCATTTGATATGATTGAAGTTAAGATAAACTTCAATAAAAAGGTTTATGAGGGAACCATCTTGGATGGAGAGTTGTATGAAAATACACTCATGGTGTATGACTCAGTTTTGGTTAACGGAATACTTGTGGCACATCAAAACCTGGATGAAAGACTATTGGCAGCTGAGCAAATGATGAAGTATATCATTTACATGAAGTCAGATAAATACCGTCTAAAGATGAAAACATTCCACATGATGAATGATTTCGAAGTTTTCATGGATGAATATTTACCAACTGTTCAACAGAAGATTGATGGTCTTGTATTTACTCCAGTCTATGATCCTATACGTCTCGGAACTCACGAGACTATGTTTAAGTGGAAACCGTTGGAGAAGAATACAGTGGACTTTCTCATGAAGAGGGAACCTTCACGAGAAACTCCGGGGTGTAAACCCGGCGCCATGGCGTGGCGATTATACGTACAGGAAAAGGGAAAGATGTATTTTGAGAGTGAGATTCCTCAGAATAGAATACCTGATGAAGCCTGGTTTGAAGATGGTGCCATCGTTGAATGTCGGTATATGACATGGGAGAGTCCTATGTGGTGGCAACCCCTAAAGAGGAGGCGAGACAAAAATCATCCAAACAATAGACGAACGTTTTACAGGACTATTGTTAACATTAAGGAGGATATCAAAATGAAAGAATTTTTAGATTGCAAACCGTATTAATTTCTTAATTTAGTATATATGAATAAGCATCAAAAATATTTATTTATTATTTTGGTCGTATGCTGTTCACTCTCTATCATGAGACGTCTCTTTACCGAGGCGTACGAAGAAGGTGAAGAGGATAAAATAGATTGTCAGGGATATTACAAGGGTGTACTTTGCCCAACACATTGTGGTTATGAAGGTGGTGAAGTAACTAATCACTGGGTTACTGTACAAGACCCTAAAAATGGGGGTAAAGAATGTCCTACTCATGAAATAAAATCGTGTGCACCTACATATCCTTGTCCTATAGATTGTGAAGGTTATCACGAGGAACATCCACGTTGCCCAAAATACTGTGATTATAAAGGTGGTGATGTTGTGACCAGGAAATGGGTAACAACTAAAGAACCTAATCAGACGGGCGAGGCTTGTCCCGCTGACATAGAGGAAACTTGCCCCGCTAACGAATCTTGTATATCTGTGAAATCTGTAACCTTCAAATTATAAATCATGAAATAATGACCAGCTTTATCTGGTAAGTCTTGTTCTTTAATATGTTCATCATTTGCGAAGTACCATTTATTTCGTCTTTTTACAAATGCCACATAGTGACCATCATTTTGTAATCCGACATGTACAGCACTCGCTATGAGATTATATTCATATTTATCCATGAGTATTTTTTCAATAATTTCAATATGACTCTTTCTGTCAAAGGAAATCATAAGAATCTGGGGAAGTTTTGAAAAGAGCTTTCGTGTAGTTGCTACATGATGAACTTTACCTTCTGTATCTTCAAAGTTTTGTATGACATCCCAGTCAACGCTTTTTTTCAACATCTCCTCCATGTCTGTACTATCGGAAGTTACCAAATGAACACTAAAATCCTCTTCATTTGTTGATTTACCACCTGACCAGATTGTCTCTTGTGTTTTCTTACCATAAAACCACTTTTTGATCTCGGGTATCGCTCTTTCCAAAATGTCAATTATACATAAGATAGCCTCTTGAACGTCATTTTGTTCATCAGATTTAAACCTTGGAAACTCCTTCTGAAAAGCTTTTAGAATTGTTTCTACATTTATCATCTCTTCTCCCTTTGTCCAGTAAATGTGAGTAAGTTCATTGTAAATCTGTGTAAACTCACAGTCACCTTTGTATGGATTTTTTATCAAATAGTTTGAGAGTATGGGAACATGGAGAAGACATTGGAGAGCTGTGTTAAAGTAGCAAGTATTGCCAATATTTGAAAAACCTCTCATTACAATATTTGAGTAAATATTACTTAAGTAAATGACGCAAAGTATAAATGTAAGAAAAAAACATGCACGATATTAAAGCCATCGTTGAACAAGTCCTCCCCGTTTTTGACGGGCTCAAAGACGAGGAGGACGTAGAAGTTGAGATTCGTCTTGGCAAGTATAACGGTTCTTTCTTTGATACCAATGTGGGAAAGGATACGTTTGAAAAGGTTCTTGAGGGACTCCGAAAATACCCTAACTGGGAAAAGACTGAATCTTCTGTTTCTGATATATTCTACAATGACAAGGATTCTATCAGAATTACAGCTAATCAGGAAACTGGGGAGCAGAAAATGATTCAAAAGATTAACGTCCTAAAGGAGGACTTCTCCGGAACCCCAACAGACATGCGTTTCAGTGTGTGTCGTGAGATTCCTACATGGGGTGAGTATGAGATGGATCGTAAGCGTAGCAAGACTCGTCATTCATTTATTCGTAAGAATCTCAGTATTGATATGACCATCTCATCCGGTGATGCTGTTGACATGGATTCTGAGGAAGAGTGCTCCTACCAAATCGAGTTTGAGATTGTGGATCCCAAGCAGGTGAAGTCTCGTGATGCATTCTTCAACATTATTCACAAGGTTAACGATCTCTCCAAATTAATTCCTGTCTAATATTAAAATGGTGTACATAATTTTAGGTGTAATCATCTTTCTTCTCATGATAAATACCGACGAGGTTGTAAATACAAAACATTTTCATTTAAGCCATGGTGCCTCCAAAGAAGTATATCTAAAAATGGTAGAGGATGGATTAAGTGAACAGGAACTTAAAAGATTTATATCCTTAGAAGATCGTTTTCTTCAACTTGAACAAGTTTCAATTTTAGAGGGTAAAACCTACATAGGTCAAGCTACTTTACTGTCAAATATGATAAAAGATTTATATCCAAAATACAAGTTTTCGTATCACACTACTCACTTGAAAAGGATTTCTGAACCTGACAAAGATCAGACTCCTTCAGCATAACATGGCATAAAACAGAGCATTCAACATCTTTTTATGTTTGAGGCTCTCCATATCATTGAAGTTATTAACAACATACATGATTAGCCCATTGTCATCCGACGTCGTTTCCGAGTTGTATTCCCTCTCTAAATTAGACATCTGTGCCTCAGTTTCACGTCCCTGTCTAATGTAGTCAGCAGCCACGTATATAATACCATCCAAAAACTCTTCTTCTGCCATCTGCATCCAAGAGTTTGCAGGTGTACCCCACTCTCTTGTATCAGAGTTTACAATGACACCATGACCATATCGTTCCATACCTACACCCAAACGATCGGTTAACTTTTCACCGATAGTCTTCATTATAGTACATGTATATATAAACTTTAACTGCACATTGGACATTTATCAAGTCTTGGAAAGCATCTTGAAGTACACACGAAATGTTCACACTTCCTAAACTTTACACACTTTCCACTCTCTGAACAAACGGGGCATGACATATAGTCGTTAAATTCCAAAACTTCATTTTTAAATCTCCAAAAGCAGTTTGTGCATACCTTCAACCCTGGTTTAACACGCTTGAAACAAATGTCATAGTTAGGACAGTTGTTCATTATTAAATAGTTGGGATAAATTCCCACCTCAATGTGTCGCATATCCTTTTCCAAATTTGATCTTGAGCGTATAATTTTGATTTGGATTTTAGTAAAGGAAAATATTGTAAATACTGATCCTCATCCAAAAGTTCGCAAAATTTATACAATACGTACGAATACGATAGGAAGTTCTTACGATCTTCTGGGCAATTATCATCAAATGGTTTTTGAATATCCTTAAACATAATACGTAACCTTTCTTCCAGTTCTTGAGGCATACAAGGAGCCTTGATACCATTCAATATGTTAGTTATATATGGAACATGTTCATAGAACTTGTTTAACCGAAGCTTTTTGAGAAGTCCTCGTATTTTTGCGTGTGTAATTTCATCTAACTTCTTTATTTTCATCTTTTTTAGTTCCCCCCTCAGTTGATCCATAACTTCTGGGGGTATTGTAGTCATCTCCTGCGCTTGGAATTGTGAGAGCCATTCATTAAAGTGATTCTCTCTCTTGTAACTATAATTTATGATCTTTTCAGACGTTTCTTGTTCTTCTCTATATGTCAATTCTTCGCTAATTAGAGTTGCTAACACCAATCCACATGCATCACATACAAGCTCACTTGTATCTTGTATATGAATTACATTACTATATGAACATGTTGGACACTCTTCATATGTAATGAACTCCCTCGCACGAGGAATGTTTTGCTTTTCAACTTCTATGAGATAATCGGTAAATATATCTTTTCTCTTAAGACCAACAGTTTCCTTTACGTTGAAAACGTTATCTGTGTTTGATTCTTGTTCGGTTTCATCAGAGTGATGGGTTAAGTAAGGCATACATTTAATAATGTATTCAGACATTTCCCTTTCATACATATTCTTATTATCGGGATTCGTCTTTATTAAATGGTTCCAATGGTCAACTTTATTTTGATATCTACTTAAAAAGTTACCTTCCATTATACTTAAGAATGCTTCTTAAACTTTTAAGTACTCTTATATACTTTTATAAGAAACTTACTACTCCGAGTGACTACACTATTATATCAGAAGAACTCGAATATAAGATTGATCATGATATGAAGTATCAAATTGAAGATGACTTTTGGCTTCAGGAGAGTAGGGGTTGGAAGGATGGTATTTTAGACGAGTATCATTGTTATGTCACTAATAAATCATTTAGGAATACGATTGTTCCACAAAACGTTAATAATCTCATTCTTCGTGTGAAGTATTATTATGATGGTAAAATTTACAAGGCTATTACACAAGATATTAACTTTGTACCAGGAAAGCTTGAACAAGATAATATGATATTTAGTATTCCTTTAGCTCACGTATGGATCATAGATCATGATGATAAACCACAAGTTGATATTACAGAAAAGGTAAAGAGATATGCGGGACCAAGGAATGATTTTCATGGGCAGAAGGTACGTCTCGAAGACTTTTTGTACTACACCAGGAAAACCCTTGAGACAAGGTTTCCAAAAATTATGCTTACCAACTCATTGGGTATGAAAAAGATTGTTTTGACTACACGTGACTCTACAAACGATTTACGTATTCCATAATTAATTATCATCTGCAACCTTTGTTGCGAGGTAAAACTTTACCTCACCGAGATTCGCTACATTATATTTAAGAATAAGGAATCTATTACCCTCTTCTTGCATAATTTGCACAGACGCACACATACTCGTCGCCTTTGTAAAGATATTCATATATTTAAGACTGTATAGACCTGTAATTTCTTTGCTGTCTTCGAGGCATTCTATACAAGTTTCTTGGTTAGCAAAATCACCTTCGCATCGGAGGCGAAGGTCCTTTCCTTTTCTGGTAATTTCAATTTCAGAACCAATGTTTGACATATCACGACATAACCTCTGGAAGTCTGCGGAAGGTAGTATAGTATTGCTTGTCATAGTAACATCTGGTACTTCGATACGACTTTCATTTATGTCCAGAAGTTTAAGTTGAAATCGGGTACTTGTTTTCTTAGACTCGCTTATGATCTCAATATCCATATACTCTTTTGAATTAATTTCAATTTTGAGTACATCATTGTTTGTAATTGTCTTTAAAAGTTTAAAGGTATTTGAGATATTGATACCAGCAATTATTTCATCTTGATCACAGTGATATTCTTCAAAGTTATCAGCTGAGAGGAACATATCAATGAGGGATGTCCTCGCGGTGTCAAGAGTCACAATATACATACCACTTGGTTTAAAATAAACATTAACATCGTTAAGAATATCTTTCAAAACTTCAAAAGTGGACTTTATAGCAGATGCTTGAATAGTTACCAACTTCATAATTACTAATGTATCCGCGTTTTATCTTTAAATCTGTTGGTTATATGCAACACCTTTACTGACATCCCTGTTAATTTTTTGTTCCAGTTCATTTGTCATAGCTGGTTGTAAAGACTGTCCATAAGCGTCCAGTGAAAACATCTCAGAATCATTCTCTTCATCATCCAGACCGGTCATAGAGCATCCTGTACTAAATCCCCAGTTGGAGACCTCTTTATTGGGAAGAAGTGAGTCTAACCAGTTTTTTATTTCTGAACCAACAAGAACTTTACCATTTTTTGTTAACATCGTGGGGACTCGTGTAATCTTATTCCTGTAGGCAGGTGGAATACCCTGAGTATTTATATTATGGTAATGAACAAGTTGCTTCAATTGTGGTTGTCTGTTTACATATTCAATAACTTCCATGGAGTGTTTGCACCTTGGGCTATATATCAGTAGAGACATCTACTATGTATATGGTATTTTGTAAAAAAAAATTAACGCATAGTAGTAAAGATGATGAACTGGTCTTTAGTGATCCTTCTTATTGTTATTGTCCTGTTACTTACGGTCAAACGTGAACCATTCACTGAAGTGTTTGGATTTTCAGGACACAGCAGACCAACTGGGCGTGTTCGCTTTGATGATTCCAAACCTGATTTGACTTCGTACCGTCAGGCGGAAGCTGATGTCGATAATGATATGATGCAAGAGTTTGTTCTTCAAACCAATAAAGAAATTTCCAAGCGTACAGGTCTTTGCACATACATAATAGAGACTGTTGCCGTTAAGAAGTACGTTGCACCAACCACCAACACCGAAGGTGTATCCGTTTCACCAGGTAAGAACGATGTTTACGAGGCTATTTTTATGACTGTGAAGAACAATGGTTTTGCATTTGGTTTCACCGTTGTAGCTTATTTTGAGGTTACCAACGGTGGTGCAATTACTTTGAAATCTCTCCGCACCCAGCCACTTGATGTTGAGTCCGAGTCTGACATCTCCCCATTTAAGGGTGATCCCTCTGGTAAAGAGTTTGTAAACTATGAACTTGTCAAGGAGAAAGCTGTACCCACCCTCGGTGAGTTAGAAATGGCTAAAAATAAATTGCAGTAATTGTAATGATCAGCATCAATGACGTAACCAAAATTGATGAAAAGAGAAAGCAAATCAAGAAGGAAACATACAAACGAATATACGAACAGTTTTCTCGTAAAATAAAACAGTCTGTAGAGCTTGGTCACAAACAGGTATTTTTAACAGTACCCACATTCGTAATTGGATGTCCCACTTTTGACAGATCAGCTGCAGCGCGATACGTAGCACGTCAATTTACACTGGGTGGATTTGATGTGAGACTCCTAAGTGAATATGACATATACGTCTCTTGGATTATACCTAAAAAGGTTAAAGTGAAAAATGAATCTGACGAACCCGACTTTCCAGACCTTATGAACTTGAAGAAGATGGCGGACAAATACAGGAGAAGTGCGTAGGAAGTTTAGTAATAAAAACACACTCAATGATAAATGAGTGAACCACTGAGTATAATGGTAGAGGCTAAACGTGAGTACCTTGGTCAGCTTTGCCTTATCATGTGTCCAGTTATGATTGACGTTTTCCAGGATATGTACAAAGAAGCTGTCACACTTTCCAAGGGAAAGAAGCCTCTTGTTATGTTTCAGAAGCTCCTAAAGGAAGTTCCCAACTGGTCTAACCAGATGTCTGCTAACCACACCAGCAATATCGCGGATCGTTGTGCTTGGTTCAACGACCTCCTGGCGGCAGTCTTTGTTGCCTGTACTAAGATTCTCTCCGCTGTTCGCCTAAAGTCTGATAACAAGAAGATTAGTCTCAAACTTCCAACTAATGAAGTATTCATTCAAACTTGCTACAACAACTGCGCTAAAGATCTATACCGCGATCCTTATGTATTTCACGAGGAGCAGAGCGAATACGCCAGGGATGATCAGCTTACTCTACGTTTCTGTACAGCCATTGAGAGCACAGTGAAGGAGTTGATTCCAGTTCAACAGATTCTTCAGACTTATATGTCACAAGAAACTCGTGATATTGATCTTGATGGTGATATTCAAGACACAGAGGATCCCGATGTGTTTGATGGTCCAATGGAAGAACCAGAACCAGAACTCCCTCCTATGGAAGAGCATCTCCCAGAGAACGAACCCATGATGGGCTCCGAGGATCAACAGATGCAGCCAACTGGTCTGGAGAATGAGTTTAAGACTGTTCCAGGTGTTCAAGCTCCACAAACGGACTTTGACCCGGAACCCATGGAAGAACCTCAACCAGGAATGGGAATGGAAGGATTCCCTCCTCCTCAGGCTGAGACAGAAGATGACGGTGTTCTATTTGGTGATGCACCCGATCACCGTGTAAAAAAAACTGCGTATAATTAAATGGAGTTATCCGACTATCTCAGAGATCCAATTAATGCCGCTCTCATAGCCGCCGCTTTGACCGCTGGTTATATTCATGTCAAAGCTCAGCTTAACAACGAGGGTAAGTTAGAGCTTAATAAATATGCTAAGCCCGCCGCCCTAAATGCTATTTTGGTGTATTTCATCGTTTCTAATGGTATTGGACAGAGGGAGGCTATATCTAACGAACCTTTCTAACTTAAAGATTAAACCTTACATTTAAGAAAATGGCGTCTGTCACCGCGTTTAATGACATGCTCACCCAATTTCTTGTGGAATTGCACAAGACTTTTCCAGAGGAAAAAGGCATCAAGAAGATGACCGCTTCTTTTGAGATGATCAAGGAAGCTAACCCCCGTCTCGTTGTTGACGGTTTCATGAAGGGTGTCACCCCCTACGCAGATAAGATCTCTGCTAAGGATGAGTCCTTCCTCCTTGAAGAGATTGAGACTATTGATTTCCTTAAGGAATTGAACATCAAGAGCTACTGGACTCGTATGAGTGAGGGTACGAAGTCTGCTACCTGGCAGTATCTTCAGACTCTCTACATGCTTGGAACTACTATCAATTCTATCCCAGCGGATACCCTCTCCCAAATTGAACAGATTGCAAAGGGTGTAGCTGACAAGATGCAGACAGATGGTGGTGAGCTTGACCAGGATGCCCTTATGCAGATGATGGGTAGTATGCTTGGTGGTCTCAACAAAAATTAAACCTCATGCTATATTAAATGAAGGTTTGGTTTGACGATCCTCAGCAACTTACTAGATCTGATCAGGTTTTACAGTTCTGGCCTAATAAGGAACAAACCCCAGAAGACCGAATCAATGCGGCTTCTCGTTTTATAATTTATGCTACTTGCATCATCTATATATCTCGTCGTGACCCAAGGATCTTTGTCCTCGGTGGCACTATTCTGAGTGTTCTTTATGTTATGTACAAGTCTAAAATGATCAAGGAAGGATATGGTATAAGTGTGAGTGGAGATGAACGTGGTTGTCAGATGCCCACTGTAGACAATCCAATGGGTAATGTGCTCATGACTGATTATACAGATGCCCCTAACCGTCTCGAAGCTTGTTACGCCTCTTCTGTTAGACCTTTTATCAAAACTTATTTAGATGATCGTATTCCATACGACGCTGGTAGATCCAGGTCTTCCCTCCCTCAGTATCAGCGAAACGCGGCGGCTCGTCAATTTGTAACCGCACCAGTTTCTAAAATCCCAGGCGATCAAACATCATTCGCGGAGTGGTGCTACGGTCCAAAAAATGGTCGTGATTGCCGAACCAATCCAGAATTGTGCAGTCCCAATGCGAGGGGTGTTCAATTAGAAGCTTTTGCAGGTCTTGACCCTTCCGGTGATAGCCGAGTTTCTCATCGGGGATATGGTCTCGGACCTTCTTAATATAAATATTCTCATGTAATAATAAATATGGCATACCAATTACAACCTGGTCTTGCAATAGTTCAAAATGCGGGCGCTCTCCCACCTGTGAAAGCAACTGAGGAAGTTTTTGTCTATCCTCAGCCCAGTAACCTTAACTACTGCGACAGCCGTCCTAATACTATGCTCTATGGCACTGCCCCCTACATGGCTGGAAAGGGTGCCCCAGCACGATTTATCGAGACAAGCGATGAACTTCGCCCCCAATCTACCACTCGTTTTAACAAGGTCGTTGTACCTACTTATGAACGTAACCTCTTCCCACTCACTAACATGGAATGCAAGGTTCCCCTTCGAACCCTAAGCTACGAACCATCCAGTACCCGCGCTGATCTCCAGAACGGACTCTTCCATCAGAGATACGCTAATAAAAATATCAATAAGAAGTAAGAATGGCAGATCCCATTTCACTTGCAGCTATCGCTGGTTTAGTTTTTGCTGGTAGATCTTTGAGTGTTAAGAGTCAACCAGAGCCAGTCAAGTCTCTGGTAAAAGAGACCGCAGGTTCGTCTCCTGAAATATTTGAGCCTACCATGGAAGCAATGTCTCGTGCGGACACTCTTTCTGATATTCCTGAATTTGTTGAACGTCAGTTTGAACCACGTGTTGAGGTAGCCTCTAAAAGGGAAATGGCAAGTTTCGCTGATATTGGTATTCAACAGAGAAGTGGTGGACAAGAGATCCTCAATATGAGAAATCGTATGTATGATACTGGGCGTATGAACAATCTTTCCCCCATTGAAAAACAGATGGTTGGTCCAGGTCTGGGTGTTGGTGCTGATACTCCAGCAAGTGGAGGTTTTCAACAACTTTTCCGGGTGAATCCTATCAATGTTGGTGAGTATAGACTTACTACTCTTCCAGGTCGCTCCGGTCCAGCCGCGGATGTTACCGGTGGTCGCGCGGCTGTTGTTGGTCAACTTACCCATAATAAACCCGAAACTACTTCTTACCTTCCCACTCGTCTTCCTACCGTACCTGGACGTGCTCAAGGTATGTCTGGTGCGATTCCTAGGGCGAGTCATCAGAAGACTATGAGGACTACTAACCGCGCGGAGACTGGTCTTCGTTCGGACGGTCTCGGTTTCAATGGTGCTAAGCGTTTTGTTTCCGCTCAGACTATGACTCAGGATCCCACAAGGTTTAAGAGTGACCGTAACGATTTACACTATGAGCATTACGCACAGGCAACTCCAGGTATTACCAACTTCAAGGGTGCTTATGAGAACAGCGCCGCTGCTAAGATTACTACAAAGAACAATGAGGAACTTATGAAGTATGGCTTCCGCCCAGAGGATCGTCGTGGAAAGGCAAATCGTATGGGTAATAAGGGTAGGATGAATGTAAGAGAGAGTGCCCTCAAGCAGGGAGGAGCCCTTACAGCTGTTCGCGCTGATACTACACGGGTTGACGGACGTTTCGGTACTCCCAATGGTGGCTGGACTCAGCAATATCAGCAGAAACCATACCATCAGCTCAACGCGTACAAGGGTAACGAGAATCCCAATTCCAGAGACTTGAGTCTGGCGGCGAGAGTGCTTCAGAAGAACCCCCTGTCCACTCAACTTTATTAATTTTAGATGAATAGTTAAACAAAAACACTCATTAAAATACTCTGCATGTATTTTAATGAAGGTTCATACCCTAAATATAGATAGTAGTCAACGTGACACATCTGTTTACCCAGATTCTAATAGTTACGTTATCACGTTAGAAAATCCCATATATGATGTTGAAGAAATACGCCTCATTTCTGGTCGTATCCCAACACCTCAAACACCTTCACCCAACTCTCTTATTTTGAAATTATCTTCAGGTTCTGACGAGTTCAATCAATCTGTATATACGGGAACGCCCCATTACACTGGGCATATATTACTTGATGGAACAACTGCATTAACATTTAATGGCGTTGATGATCCTTTTGTACATCGTTTTCATTCCGGTTCACAGAAAGTTATAACAGAATTAGGACTTGATTTTTACTACATGAACAGTGGTGTGCTTACATTATATGACTTTGATAACGAGGAACATGTTTTGAAATTTGAAATAAAGTGTTCTACTGATAAATTAGAGGGACTTCCAAAAGTTCCCTTAGACGTTGTTGAGAAGGCGCTACCGCCACCAATAAGTATCCCTGAGATGGTAGTTGATACTTATGAATGGAAAGACTATGTTTCTATTGCTATTATTGTATTTTTCGGAATGGTGCTACTCCTCCTAATGAAGCGCAAACCCAAACTTAGCGAGTGATCGCGAAGACGGGCTGAGCAGGCTTGGAGACGCGGGTGGAGATCTTGGAGATGATCATGTAGACCGCGATGGAGAGGAGGGTAGTAAGAATAGCGGTAAGGCTGTACTGGACACCACCGTTCTTGGGGACGCGGATCACCTGCTGGATGAACCAACGGACAACATCCATCCACGACATGGCAGCCGCGAAGGAGAAACCCGCAACGATGGAGTTGAGGGACTGAGTCTCGAGCTCCTGGGAGACGAGGTTAACGGTCTTGATGGCTTGGGCGGTCATGTCAGACATTGTGTATATTATACCTTATTATTAGAAAATTTTATTCGGGTAACAATTCCTCCTTTTCTACGATTTTTTTGTATTTTGTTTTCCTAACTACTGATGATTTAGCAAATATTTGTTCTTCTTCATCATCAGAGTCTGTATCAGAGCTTTCAGAATCATTATTAGTCACATGAAATGACTTATATTCAGATAACGTCCAACCTTCGGGCTCATTAGGCTTCAACGTGCTCATTACTATTAATAGCATTTTTTAACATCTGTTCTGTCGGATTTTGGGGTTGCCAGGTATTCCATCTGTCAAAAGCTTCATTAACCTGAAGAAAAGTCTGATCTGTTCCTGAATATCTAACAAAATCTGGACATTCCTCTGGGTCAACATCTTCCTCCCCCTCCTCCATCTCTTCCTCTGTGAGTTCTTCTTCGTAAATTTCCGGCATTGTGGAACCAATGGATTCTCCAACTTTATACATAGCACAGTACTTCATAGCATATTCCATATCTTCTGGGACTATAGTGTCCCTTCCACAAGCTTTGGCATACTCGGCTGCCAGTAGAGTAGATTTTTCCATAACAGGTAACAGAATGTTGGTCATAGTCTCAATGTACTGCTCAACCATTCTGTCACCTCCGTCACCAAAACCAGTTTGCATGTTCATTTTAGTATTTGACGTCAAAAATAGTTCGCGCGGTTCCCTCACTTACTCGGAGGATGTTGTGGCTGAGAGCGTAGACTCTGAATTGTCTTGCATAATCTACACATGGTGTGAGACTTAGGTTGACAATTTGCTCTTTTATCAAACTGAAGTTAATCTGACCAGTTGGATACCACTTCTCTGGTTCAAGTGCAAAACTATATGAATAGAATCTTCTAATCAACTGAGTCTTAGAGTGATGAATAGCAGCCTGAACAGCCTTGAGGAAAGTGACACTACCAGTATCTCGAGTAATTATAGGTTGTCCATCTAAATCAAGTGTGAGATGGTCAAGATTCTCATACAAAATGTACTTTCCACCAGTGTCAGCCAGTGTATTATCATAATCAAATGGTGTTATAAACTCACCTTCTCCTGTACCAGTGTCACCTTGCCTCTGAATAATAAAGTAAAGTTCCTTCACGGGGTTTACAAAGTCTAAGTTAAAACGACCCTCTTGAACACCTTGGGCAACATCAAAAACATTTTCCTGAACTTGTGTGATTATATAGTCTTTCCTTTCCTTCATAATCTTTACTCTCTCAACTGGATCTAAGAATACAACCTCTGCGCATAACCTAAAGTCTTTAAATTCCAAAGTTGTTCCAGGTGTAATGGGTTGAAGCTCCCCAGTTGTGCCCTTTATTATTAGATGATCATGGTTTCTAATCATAATCTCAACTTCAACCTCTTGTTTTGTAATGGCACACAGGGGTACGGACAGTTCTGGGTTGTTGTAGAAATAGAATGGTAAATCTACAAAAAACTCTTCATCTTCGTCAGCTGTTCCGATCGTACCAAGAATAGTTTTATTTGACACCCGTTGAGAAGCAGTACGCTCTGGATACTTTCCAATCAACTGTCTGAGAGCCCTTTGTTTTGTTTGTGTGACGTTATGTTCCGAATATATTTGGAGATAATCACTTGTTAATGTCTGAATAACTTTACCACCCACTATGAGATTAACACGTTCTATGAGTGCATGACCTATAGATTCAATATATCTTGGATCGTCATATTCAATACCGGTAATAGCTGGTAATTTCATTTTCACACTCAGAGTTGTCAATAAATCACCCGTGTTTTGGGCAAGTTTAAACTTAACCTTTCCACCAAAGTTCGCTTTGTTCTCTGGATCTATGTTTACATATTCTCTTGCAAAGTTTGAATGTTTTTTGAAACTTTGCAAAAAGTATGAATAGTCTGGATTGACGGTAAAAAACCTGTCTTGAGGTCCAGACGCTAAAAGTTGTACTCTTCCAGCCATTACTACTATAAGTTTTTAAAATTTTAAGCCTGCGAGACCAGCATTCACACGAAGTATATTATAATTCAATGCATATATACGTGTATTATTGTTATCATAACTGTTATCAGGATCTATTTCAATCGTCAATAATTTGTGAACTATTCTACTCATATTTACCTGTCCAGTTGGATAATACATCTCTGGGTTGAGAGCAAAACTATACATACCAAACTCCGATTGTTGAAATGTGTTGGGTACATTTTCTGGTGGACTTATATGATGTTTAAGAGATTGTTCATAAACCAAAAACTTCCTATCTCTATCAAAAACAAGTTCGTTGTTGAAACTTAATTTTACATTTGATATGTTATTGTATTTATTAGGATAATTAGCACGTACTGCTGCTTCCGATTGTGAAACAAAAAAGAGTTCCTTAACTGGGTGTGAAAAATTAAGCAGTACAGACTTTGTGTTCTCACCAGCTTTCATTATAAACTTTGACATTTGAAGTTGTGTTACCACATAGTCAATGGGTCTGGACATAAGGTAGTCACGTTCTCTGTTTGTGAGAAATACAAATTCGGTATCAATGGATATTTTCTTTAAAGTAGCTGTTGCATTCTCTGGGTTTGTACCTGATACCAATTCAGCGAGGGGTCTCAACTTAATCCTTACTTCAACAACCTGTTTAGTGAGAGCACAAGTTGGTATAGATAGACTTGAATTGCGATAAAAGTAAAACGGAAGATCAATGAAATAATTGTAGTCTCCCGTATAAGATATCGTATTTCCGTGACTATTCAGGAAGTATACAGTCTGATCAGTGTCATCATCTGTATTGTGGAGTTGCTGATGCATGTAAATGTATTCACCTGTCAACTTTTGTATAGTTTGACCTCCAATGAGAAGCTCTGCACTCTCTATTAAATGTGAAATCACAGAAGGACACCACTCGTAACCAGTGGAAGGATCATCAAGTGTAACTTTCAAATTCAAGTTCTTTACTAAATCACCTTTATCGTTGGGTATACGACATGTAATCGTTTTTCCAAATGTGAGGTCTCCATCAAATTGACTTTCAATGTAATCAATAGAAAATTTAGTGTGCCTTTTAAAATTCATCAGGAAATATGAAAACTGTGGATCTCCTGTGAGCCACTGATCTTGGACTCCAGTGGCAGCAAGTCTTAAACGACCTGACATTCCTATAGTATGTGAGTAAAATTTTGCTAATTAAAACGGTACAATACTGTAGAATGAACCTTCAGTTGAAGAAATTCAAACCTGAGACTATTAGCGATGACAGGGTTTGTGTGTTCATAGGCAAGCGAAATACAGGTAAATCAACGCTTGTCAAAGATATCATGTACCATAAGAAACATCTTCCAGCTGGTATAGTTCTCTCAGGAACAGAGGAGGGTAACCATTTTTATTCGGATTTTGTACCAGATCTATTTATATATGGTGACTACGACCGAGACGCCATAGAGAGGGTGATGGCGAGACAGAGAAAATTAGTGGGTGCGGGTAAAAATAATTGTGGAGCCTTCATGCTTCTTGATGACTGTATGTACGATAGTAAGTTTTTGAAGGACACGTGTATACGCCAGTGTTTTATGAATGGGAGACATTGGAAAATCTTCTTCATGCTGACTATGCAATATGTAATGGATTTACCACCAGCTCTTCGCGCCAATGTTGATTATGTCTTTATTTTGAGAGAGAACATCATACAAAATAGAGAGAAGCTTTACAAATCCTTTTTTGGTATCTTTCCATCCTTCGATATGTTCTGTAAGGTTATGGATGCCTGTACGGAGAACTATGAGTGTCTCGTGTTAGATAATACAGTAAAATCTAACAAGATTCAAGATTGTGTATTTTGGTACAAGGCAACTGTGAGAAAGAACTTTAGGGTAGGAAGTCCAGATCTCTGGAGACTTCATAAAAAAATGTTTAATCCTAAGTATCTCTCACAAAAGGAAGATGACGCTAAGAAGGCTAACAAGAAAACGGCGTTAACCATCACTAAGAAGAAATAACAAATATAAACTCTGTAACTTTAGTAGGACGATTCTTTAGATTACGACTTCCCCTATAGCAGTTATAATCAATCTCTATTTTTTCATATGTGTATGGTTCTAATATCTTTTCCCATTCTTCAGGAGTTATAAATCCTTCATTACTGTAAGACACCAAGGTATATTTAGCCTTTTCAGTTGCTAATTTTAAGGTAAGTTCCATAGCTTCATTAATCTGTTTTTTATAATTATACTTACTCCTATTCCAATCTCCAGGGATACCTGATACTTTTGAAAGTGTATGAGGTCTCTCATTGGTACAAATTAAGTTTAGCATGAAATAATTAGAACTGTACGGATGTTGATTGTAAGGTGGATCAAGGTATATGAGATCTACCTTTGGTAAGTCTCTTAAAAACTCACAAGCATCCCGTCTATGTACGTAAACCTCTTTACCCTTCTCAAGCCATATGGGAGTCTCAACTTCAATTCGTTTGGTGATTCTATCAACTGCATGACCACCTTTACCACCCCACCCACCTTTGTGGAATCCCTTGAATACACCCGAAGTATTCGTATGAATACTCGCCTTTACTACAAGAGAACCTAAACAATAAGGCTTTAAATTATCGGGAACATTGTGGTGAATATAGTCAATCATACCATCAATTCTCATAGCGTTCTCGGGTGTATAAAAGCATCTATCACAATCTTCATTAGGTGAATAAAGTTCTGTAATCATTCCATTTTTACCCGAACATTTATTCATTTGATCTATATGTTTACGAACTTCTTCTTGGTCAGATGGAGAAGGTGTATTTAGATAACAAGTAGACAGGACTTCGCAATACTTCTCCAAATCATTTACATACAGTGTGTCACTATGTGTCAGTAACATTCTCGCTACAACCCCAGAACCTGAAAATGCATCAACACATGTTTTTGGATTTAGTTTCTTTACTACATTCTCTATGTCATCTACTAACTTTCTCTTATTACCTATGTATGTAATCATAGGTTGATTAACATAGTATGTCATAGTTACAGTATTATGAAATATTGTCTCTAATACAGGCTGCGTAACTTATGTATTCCAAAAACATAGGACTATATCAGATGTCTACCGATATAAATACTCTCAACCTCGCTGACAATGGTGATGGAATGGTACCTTTAAATCAAAATCCCACAACAAGTTTTGTTAATAACAATCCTCAGATGCCTCCACCAAACCGTGAAGCGTTTTCGCATTCCGAAAAAAATGTGAGTCAAAGTAAAGAGATGACCATGGATTCTACACCTATTAACGATTTAATGATGGAGCCCCCAATGATTGGCGAAGAGCCAAAGATGCAGAGCATGCAGATGGCTGCTCCTAACCCCCAGGGTGCTTACGCTGCCCCTCAGCAGCAGGCGGCGCCCGAGAGCAAGAACCCCCTTAATCTCACTGATGATCAGATGATCGCCCTCGTCGCTGGTGCTGCGGCTGCCCTCGCTGTGTCCAAGCCTGTGCAAGATAAGCTGGTGACTTCTATTCCCAAGTTCCTTAACGAACAGGGGAGTAGGAGCATGGTTGGTCTTGCTTCTACTGGTTTAGTTGCGGCTATTGTCTTTTACGTGGTGAAGGACTACGTTGTGAAGCCTTAAACAGCTCCATTTTCCCAACCCATATTAGAATAGATTGATTTATCTATACCCGAAAAATAAGTAATTATAGCTCCAATGGATAACATCCCCATGAGCAAGGCATTCGTTTTAAGTGTCTTGCCCTTGTCAGTTCCATATTTCTTGAGATCCTCAGCGGTCTTCTTGAACAACTTATTCATGATATAAGTCAAGACTAACGCAATAACACTTGTCGCCAGGAAGAATTGGCGATCCACGGCAAGTTGTGGAATACGCCCAACAATCATGTGGAACACATTTGGAATTACCACGGTGAGCCACACGAGATTGAGATAGTAGTTGTTAATGATGTTTGGCACTTGGGTGACGCCATACACAGCAATCCAGTAACCAATCGCGGTAATCAAAACATTCAGGGGTGTCTTCATTTGATATGTATAAAGATTATTTATCCTGTATATGCTGACCGCAGAACTTAGTCCTCTCGGGTATCTTCTCGTATATTCCCAAGTTTACACAAATGTCTCTCAATTCTATGTAATTATTCCAGTAATCATCTGAATGAGAATACTCTTCAACTGTGGAATGAGCCAACTCGTGAACCAGTACATGGAAGATATCATTTACAGAACCATCAAGGCATATGGCAATCTCTTGACCTTTGTTTGTGTTGTATCCAACTGTTCCGTTCATCTTTTTAAAACCAGTGATGGGAATAGGTCTGCACAACATTTGAAACTTTGGATGCTCACTCTCTTTGATATGCCTCCTGAGAGTTTCGTATTTCTCTTTAACTTCAACAAACTCCTGTGGTTCTCTGGTAGTTGCAAGTAAAAACACATTTACGAGAATTAATAGAATCAATGCGATCATCTCTTATATACAAATATAAATTTGCTATAAAGTTCTGAGATTTGGTTTCCCTCTAGACCTTCCCATAACTCTAACCTAAACCCCAACTCCTCCAAATGTGTGATGAGTAAATCTCTGTATGCAATTGGCTCTGACCGAGGACCATCTGCATAGAAAGGTGTATCCACCAAGTTTACAAACAATTTCTCACCAAAACCACCGTTGCCGGGTGTCTTTGTCACAAAGAAGTTACCCATGTCATCTTCAAGGGGTGTCCTAAATATGATCTTCTCAGAGTCGGGAATTATTCCTATGAGACGCCCACCGGGTTTCATCCTTTTCCTGATTTCCCTAATTGAATTGAAAAACTTTTCCTTCGTTTCAAAAATGTAATGAAGTGAAAAGTTGTAACAAACAATATCATATTTACGATTTGGACAACTGTGGATATCACCCTCATAGAAGTTTACCCGCATACGCATATTTTTAGCGCGTGCCTTTGCTTCCACAAGGGCTTCTGGTATAGGATCACACATGCTCATATTTGCACCGCATTTGTGCCATTTCTGAAGGTCTCCGCCAAAGCCACAGCCAACATCAAGGATTTGATCACTCTCCCTCGTCACGGAATGGATCAAGTCCCTCTTGGCGTTGTTGTGGTTTTTTCGTATTTCCTCCATCTTATGAATTTTAAGATTTATTTCTTTTACTTAGGCAACCCAGAAACCAATTCATCCAAGTGTTCATTTGAATGTATCTCAATCAGATCATTCTTGATATGCTTGTACCAAACCCACCAACCCTGATAAGAATTACTTTCATCTCCCTGTGTTTCAATTAGTTTTTTTTCACAGAGTTCATAAAACTTGTCGCGACTCAAAAAGAACCAATGAATATCATTATATGCAATACCACAAAATAGTAAGAACTTCCAATCGTGTTTAGGTTCTATGTGTTGCCACTTCCAAGAATGATCTACCATTTCCCAATTTCCCGCGGTTTTTTGTTCCGCTCTTGCTCCAGATGGTATATGAATCTGGTCATATCCCGATTTTTTTGTATCACCTTTTAGACGTTTACCGAGTGATGGAAAACATTCCCTGGCATATTTTTCACACTCAGTCCCTTTACTATTTCCCTTTGAAATAAGGTAAAGGATGTCTTTACAACTTTTAGCCTGACAATATCTTTCATATTGATTAGGTTTATGGTTAATAAGTTGACGCGATACAAATCCAGATAGTTTGTTCATCCTTATTGTAGAGTCAATAAGATTTGTCAGCACCTCCGCAACCACCATTTCATCTTCGGACATATTTAAAGTTTTTGGTGTATAATCATACATGATGGAATCCCGTGTTATTAATGATGATATCCTTGAGGTACTTAGGGGGATGAAAAGCGATTCCGCTCAAGTTGTTATAGCCGACCCACCTTACAATATCGGTAAAGATTTTGGAAATAAAAGCGATAAGCAACCAATGGATGAATATCTTAAGTGGTGTGATGAATGGATTGAGGGTTGTCTCCGAGTTTTGAAAGATGACGGAACAATGTTCATTTACGGATTTAGTGAGATTCTTGCACTTATTCTCACCCGCGTTCCTCAAGAAGTAAATCGTCGTTGGCTTGTGTGGCACTATACAAACAAGACCACTCCGACGCTTAATTTCTGGCAAAGATCACATGAAAGTATTATTGTTTTATGGAAAAAGAATAAAGTATTTCATAGAGATGAAATTAGAGAACCATACACAGATGGCTTCGTAAAGGGTGCAGCCGGTAGACAGAGACCAGCAACAAAGGGTAGATTTTCAAAGGGTGAGAAGACCACAACATACGAAGCACATCCACAAGGTGCACTTCCCAGAGATGTTATTAAAATAGCAACCCTCGCGGGTGGGGGTAAGGGTAAGGAAAGAGTTAATCACCCAACGCAAAAACCTTTGGAACTATGTGAGAAACTTCTAAAGTCGTGTAAACAAGATCCAGAGAATGGTTTTGTTCTCGTTCCATTCGCGGGATCTGGGAGTGAATGTGTAGCTGCAAAGAATCTCGGTCTTCCATTTGTGGGTGTGGAGATAAATGAAGAGTATGTAAAACTTATCAATGATAGACTCAGTGATCAAGGTAATTTAACTTCAACATCTTCCAACGAGATTGAAGAAGATGGTAGCCAATTAAACAAATAGTAATGAACATTTCCATCACCTTTTAGAAACTTCTGCTTCTCTAAATATGGTATACTCTTACCAATATCTAAAGTAGTAAACATATCGTAGCCCAAATTCTTGGCGATTAGAAATGCGTCATTATGTACATCTCCAACTATGTAAAATGAATACGCTTGTTTGATTGTGTATAATCCATCTTTTCTATCGTTTGGTATGTCATAGAATGATATGAATGTGTTATCCACAACATTTATATACGAATTAGCTGGAAGTATCCAATGTTTTACCCATTCTTTGTCAATGACTGGTGCAATCTTAAATTGTTTAAAATGATTCTGTAATATTTTGGTAACTTTTGGAATATCTTTTGTATACATCTTTCTGAAATCCGACGTTCCACGAACTTCAAGATACTTTTGTTTAGTTTTAGATGAAACTTTAAAATATCCAATGTCTGACAATCTTTTAACATTTAGAATGCGATGCCAATAAGAAGAGTTCACTAAAGGTGTTGGTATTTCAGTCACAGCTGTATACACAGCCTGCCATATACCCTTTGTATTAGCAATTCGTTTCATTTCACTTATAAGAAGTGGTGCGAACCCCAAAGTCCTGTAATTGTAATGTACACATAGAAAATTGATTTGAACCATGTTTAAAATATCATTACACACCCTCACTTTAGTGGGAACACTCGATATAAATCCAATAAGTTCTTGTGTTTCGTCGTGTACAATTCCTCTATTTTCATAACCTGGTGATTCACCCGCCCATTTCAATGTTTCAAGTGAGTATCTAAGAATATCAGTCTTACTGGCTAAATAATGTTCACTTAGGAGTGGGTGAGCCTCTTCAACTGAACACACTTTCCATGAAAAACCATTTGGAAGCTTTACGGGTTCTTCCACAATCTTCTTTTCCTTTTCTATATCCTTCCCCTTTTCATAATTGAGACCTTCCTGTGGAACGGGTTGTTTATCCCAAAATGTTCTCATTTCTATCTAATACCATAAATCTTTTAAGCAGGCTTAAAGTTTTGAAGACTATGTATTGTATAATATGTCTCTCGAGCAGGATTACACTACTGTACCCGGTCAGCTTTACGCGTGCCTCTCCGTTGTAGGACCCGAGGCTCCCCAGAAAAATGATAAGTTTGGTATTAAGATCCGTGGTGCTTTCGCCTCGCGTGATGAGGCTGCCTCCCACGCTAAGCGCCTTCAGAAGGAGGATTCCACTTTTGATATTTACGTCGTTGACATGTATAAGTGGCTACTCATTCCCCCCGATCCCACGAAGATTGAGGACGTGCACTACACTAATGAGAAGCTTGAGGAAATCATGACTGGTTACAAGGATAATCAGGCTGAGGCTACTCGTATGTTTAACGAGCGTAAGAGGGATATGATGGAGACGAAGAGCTTCCTCAAGGCTGGTGATGAGAACTCCAAGTTTTACACCAAGCCTGATGAGAAGCCTATCAGTCACCCAGCTGATGTTATTGAGCGTCTCAGGAAGGAAAAGCCTGATACTCCCATGGAAGAGCTTGTTAAGGAGGCTGATGCCATTGTCGCTGCCGAGATTGAGGAGCGACGTAAGCTTCGTGAGGCGGAGGAGGCGGCTTCTACTATTGGAACTATTGAGGAGGCTAAGGAGGAGGAAGGTGAGGAGGTCACCTCTGAGAAAAAGGAATAATTTCATAAAAAAATATAATTATAAAGTAAACAAAATGTGGAAAATAGTTATTGCCATCATTTTGACGAGTACCTTCTTCGTTTTGTTTTTTGAACCGTATATACGAACTAATACAGTTGTCAATTCAAAAAACAAAGTGAGTACTATAGATGGTTTTATTGAAGATACCAGAGATGTGGGTATAATGCCAAGATATCCCACACAATTATCAACAAGGGATGAAACTGGTGAATTAGAGCCTATTTATGGAGACATTGGATCTTTTATACCATACTCAAGTGTACCTGAGGATCACTGGCTGCATGGTTTTCCCCATGAAGAAGCCGAGTAAGAATACAGCGAATGCAATTATCCACGTAGACTTATCAACACTGGATAGAAAATCAAATTTTTCTTGTTGTTGATATTGTTGCTGAGGAGGTGCCATCATTTCCGAAGGATGATAATAGTACGCCTGTTCCGGAACCATCTCATCACTAATAGGTGTACTATCTTCATCTTTCTTCAATGGATCCATGTTTGCATCATAATCAATTGGATTTCCTAGATCAGTCTCCATTTTTTATATAGTTATTGATTTTTTTAAGCGTCTTCTTCCTCACTTTCCTCATCGTCATCTACTATAAAGTCCTTGAGGCTTCCCATATCCTCGTCGTCCTCACTTTCCTCATCGGAGTAAATCTCATCCTCCGTGTCAAGGTCAGATCCAATCTCATCAGAATCATACTCCTCGTTGGTATAATCATCCTCTAAAACACTTTCTTCTGGAGTGTAGCGTTCGGGCTTCTTTATATGTCTACCAGTGCGTGTACGTGTTTGTACCATTATATAGATAAAGAATCCTGCTTTTTAAGTATCTTTTGATGAAATTGTTCTCTAAACTCTATATCTGTGTGTAGTGCGAGTTCTTCTAACGTTTCCTGTACCATACGTATGTTACCAGCCTTTTTATGCTTCAAATATTCTTTATATAACTCCGGATGAACACCTGAATATACATGAAAATCATCAAGTCCATCTGGAACTACACTATCACCTATAAATGTAGATGCTATGTATACTGAAATACCTAACAGAATGAACGCCATTCTTCTACTATTTGGTCTTTATTTTTTTTCTGGTGATTTAAGTGCCTGTTTAACACTACCACTAAGTTCATATGTTCTCGCGTTATTCTTTTTACAAATTGGACACTTTTGAGTAATTTTCGTTCCTTTGATTATATATGACATCGTAGCCCCTTCATGAACATCTTTGATTGTTTCACACTGTGAAACTGTCGTTAAAACTGTAAATCCAGTTTTTTGACGAGTAACACTCACAACACGTGTATCTTCCGGGCATTTCATACATCTAACCATGTATGATTCGAGGGGTGCTTTTACATCGGAATGTTTAATTTGAGGCTTTTCCTCAAACTTTTTAATTTCGGGGCACTTCTTGAGGTCTTCTTTTTTTGGGTACAGTTTTTCAACAATTTTGGATGGTAATTGATGTTTGCGACCATAAAAATCTTTACAGAAACCGTCTCGTCTACCCCTAATAGTCTCGCATCTACAGAAGCATTTTTGAGCAATTACCGAACCACTTACATGAAACCATACATGATTTGAACTGTGGGGTCTTTTCAGATTTTCACAGTATTTAGAGTTTGTACTTACCAAATACGTTTCCTTGTGTTTGAATATTTTTGTAACAATTGACATGCTCTGTCCCTCCATATTTTTTTGAATGAAATCTTCAATGAGACCTTTGAGTTCATCATTTTGTATCTCATCCTTTGTCTGTGCATCCGTAAATGTACCCTCCTTAATAACCTTAGAAGGTGGTTCTACCGTTATATGTTGAGGTTCATTTGTTCTAATTGCAGACATTTTGAGAATATCAATATTTGGTTTTTGATCAACCTTGAGAAGAGTACTCAGAGGTCCATGTTTATATATGAAAACGGGTAAATAGGCAACTTGTACAATCTTACCTGTACCACCACATTCTTCACATCCACGACCACCACATGGACCATGTTTAGCCATCTTATGAGACCATGGCATACGGAAACCACTTCCTTTAGACTTTCTTCTAATATCACCATATACAGATGAATCTATTATTTCATTCCAATCTACAGATCCTTTTGCTTTTGAGAGAGCTACCAAAATATGTTCTCTAAGAGCCACAGCTGATGACTGATCAACTACGTACCCCGACCAGTTCAGATGTACACCAGTTTTAATAAGTTCACCCGATTTTTTAGGGGGGGAAACGGATATAAGACATTCTTTACCACCATGGCGTTTCACTTTATCACAGATGACTTTACAGATATCTTGAATCTCCTCTAGGGTTAGGGATCTCTCATCCTTATAGTCAATGTCAACGAAGAAATTGTAGGTTTCCGTCTTTTGTTCCACGACGTAAAGTTTTTCTCCATTCTTCACAGCTTCTATGTACTTTTCATAGAAGTCATTCAATTTATCGAATGGCACGGAAAGGACACCACCGTCCATGAGCACATGCGATAAGTTGGTTGCATTGTTGAAATTGTTGTGGTTACACCACTTCTTAAACATACCTTATTATTGATCTTCTTCTCTAAACCATCTCACACAAGAGACGTCGTGATATTCCTGGTTCTGAGAAATTTCCTTCTTAAAAGTTAAAAGTTCATACACAGTTTTCTTTTCATTCTCTTTCGCCCATATATCCACTTCTTCATCACAAAATCCTCTGTTTTTCTTCAAAAGTTCTCTAATCTGTAGAAGGATGTAAGCCTTTGACTTCATTCTATTTAATAGAGAAGGTTTTTCTATTGAGAGAAGTCACACACGAATAAAACTTTGGATTTTTCAAAACATTGTCAATTATAAGTTTCCACTGTCTACGTGAATTGAAATCCTCGAGTGTATCAAAACTCATATAATCATTTTCATCATAGGTCTTCTTTATTGGTAGCTTCTGTATCTTCCTAAGATTCATCTTCTGCTTCTCTTCATAAAACTTTCTTACCAGTGATTGTTGTTGATTTCTATTGTAGTCCACATAGAACACATATACATTGTATTCCAAGTCTATAGTGGGACTCTCTTTGACTGTAAACTTAAATTCGGTGTATTCACCATTTTTAAGTGATACAACACCACGAGTCTCTTCTTCTAATTCCCTTAGGGCACATCTGATGGGGTTGAAAATTTCTCTTCGCCTGCATCCACCTGTGACAAATATCCATTCCTTGAATCTTCGATCCCTAACCGTTAGGAATCGGGGTTTATCGTCAACGAAACTGACGGGTATAGCTATAGCTTTGTATTTTTTCATTGCGCATTCGCAAGTTATAATAACCGGATATGTTTATTCCTCCTTCTTTTCTTCAGTAACCTCAGTTTCAGGTTCAGGTTCATCTGTGGTGGGCTCGGGTGCTCGCATCCTCTGGATGAGGGTACTGGAAAAGTTCTTAAGACCTTCAAGGTCCTGCTTCTGCTTGTTCATCTCCTTGAATAGGAAAATGACACCAGCGATAGCTACGATGGTGGCTACCATCATGAGGGTTTCACGGTCCATTGCAATCATTATAACTTAGATACACACCTTCTTTTTAAGTATTCTACACGATAACACCCATTTGAGTTCTTCCTGATGGTGGACAATCGTAGGGACTTTGGGCAAACTGAACGGATTGGTAATGCGCATCTTCACAAGACTTTTGAGTAGGTGCTGTGGGGTGAGCAACATACTTTTCAAGTGTCCTGGATTTAGGATCATACGTCAATACAAAAACGATGGCAAGTAGGAAAACTACGTTCCACATATGTTTTATTAGTTACAAAGAGATTTAATTACTGTAAAGGAGACCTCCCATACCATTTTCCACACGTAAAATGTTGAAATTCACTGCATAAATATCCTGGTCGGAATCATTACGGTCGTTTACGATACGAGCAGAGTCGAGGCGGCTGAAATTCAGGCTACCAGTGGGCTGAACCTTACCGGCGTCAAGGCAGAAGGGGTAAAAGAAGAGCTTCTCAACGGTAGCAGAAGCAACCGCGGATCCGGCGTTAGTAGTGTGGTAGTAAAGGGGAACCACCGAAAAGTTGGGGTTGGCAAATTTGAAGTCAGCAACATCAGTGCCGTTAATCTGAAGCTTAAGCTTATTGTCAACACCACCATCATTACCAAGAATGTTCACCGCGGAAGAGTTAGCAGCCGCCAAATACTTGACGGGGTGATTCAGGTTAAGCTCCTGAATCTTGGCACCAGACTTAATAGTCTTCTGGACCTGGGTAATCAGTAAGTTCTGAGGGTTGGAAGCGAAAAACTCACGCTCCTGGGTATCGAGGTACGCATAATTGGCATAGATATCCCACTTGCGGCTGGAATCAGCGGCGTTAGCACCCCAAGTGATGCGAAGCTCGACGTCATGATACTGGAGGGCAATAAGTGGAAGGGCAGTCTGCCAGTTCTCACAGAAGGCAAAACGGAGAGGGTAGAAGTTGGAGTTGGTAGAACCACCGAAGAGATCACCCGCGACGGACTTGGAAGAAGTGGTAGCAGAGAGAGTAGGAGCAATTAGGGTAGAGTAGGTAGAATCTTGTTCATCAATAACTTGCCCACCCACGAGGAGCTCTACCTTATCAATAAGAGTAGTCCAATCAGACTCCTGCTGCACAAGAGAACCATTGTTCACAACAAGGTAAACATAATTGAGAAGGTCACCCTTGCGCTCGAAGCGGACGGTAGACATACCACCGTTGGACACGTTACCCTGGATCACCTGACGTTCCACGGTTTGGGAGAAGTTAGTATAGCGCTTATAGGTAGACCTGAAAAAGCTGATTTCGGGTTGGCCTACTAGGTGCACATCCTGTGCACCCACGGCGACGAGTTGGGCAATACCACCAGACATTTTATAATATAGTGAGACTTTATTTTTAAGTTTGGACGATTCTTAGAAGGTTAGATACGGCAAACTTTAGAAACTCTGAGACAGTTTGTAAAGTTTGTGTACGAGTGA